GATGCCTTGAAAGCATACATTAAAGGTGAGCTTGAGTATGTTAAAGATGGATTTAGAGCAAAAGGACAATTTAGTTATGAAGCAAATAAACAACAAATAGAAACACATGGATTAAGTTCAGAAAAAGGACAAACAGCAGCAGATAGAATATATAAAGTTATGAATGGAATAAATCAAGAATTTATAAATGCAGGTATTGAAAAATATGTAAAAGCAACCTTTTCAGACGAAGAGTTAGAAGCTAGGATAAACGTAAAAGTAGATCAACAAAACAGCTACAATAGTGAAATGGAAGAAATTTTAGATACACTTAACTTAAAAAGGTTTTAAAGCATGGCTACCAACACAACAGCTACTACACAAAATCATAATGGTACAGGTAGTCAAAACAACTTTGCTATATCGTTTGCTTTTTTAGCTAATACAGAAGTTGATGTAAAAGTAGGTGGTGTTCTTAAAACAATAGGTACTCACTATAATATTGTTGGTTCTCAAGTACAATTTACTTCTGGCAACACACCTCCAAGTGGTACAGCTAATATTCTATTAACAAGAGATACAGATATAAGTAATAAAAAAGTAGATTTTGCTGATGGTAGTGTTTTAACAGAAACAGATTTAGATAATAATAGTGACCAGATATTATTTGCTCAACAAGAATTTACTAATGATTTTGTAAAAAGAGATGGCTCACAAACAGTTACAGGTAACTTAGTTTTTGAAGGTGCAACTGATGATGATAATGAAACAACACTAGCAATAACAGATCCTACTGCTGATAGAACAATTACTGTACCTGACATTACAGGTACACTTATAACTACAGCAGATACAGGTACAGTATCAACTAATATGATTGCTGGTGATGCTGTTACAAATGCGAAAATAGCAGATAATCAAATAGATTCTGAACACTATGTAGATGGGTCGATTGACCATGTACACTTAGCTAATGATGCGGTAGACGGAGATAACATAGCTGATGATTCTATTAATTCAGAACATTATGTAGATGGGTCTATTGATACACAACATATAGCTGCCGATCAAATTACAAATGCTTTAATAGCAGATAATCAAATAGATTCAGAGCATTACGTTGATGGGTCTATAGACAGAGTGCATTTAGAAGCTGACATTATAAATAGTACAAAACTTGCTGATGATGCTGTAGGATCTGAACATATACAAACTAATTCTGTTACTGATTCTGAAATAGCAACAGGAACTTTAGATAATAGATATTACACAGAGACTGAATTAAACAACGGTCAACTTAATAATCAATATTACACTGAAACAGAATTAAATGCTGGTCAACTAGATAATAGATACTATACCGAAACTGAGCTAGATGCTGGACAACTAGATAATAGATATTTTACTGAAACTGAACTTACCTCTGGTGGTTTAATTGATAGTAGATATTACACAGAAACTGAGCTAGATGCTGGTCAATTAGATAATAGATACTACACAGAAACCGAATTAAATGCTGGACAACTAGACAACAGGTACTACACAGAAACCGAAGCTGAAGCTAGATTTCTTAGACAAGATTCTTCAGAAACTATTGCTAGTGGTGCAACATGGTCTAACTCAGACGCATTTGTAGCTACAACTGCTGCAATCAACGCAAGAATTATTGACCTTGTTGACGATGTTGGTGGTTTTTCAACTATTGCTACTGAATTAGTATTTCCTAATACAAACCCACAAGGAACTACAGGTCAAGCAGCGATATTAAGTATTGGTTCTTTATCTCAGGCATATACTCCTAGCGGAACTACTGTAACTATTGCTAACGGAACAATTGGAAACAGCACCGTAACTATCACTGGAGTACCTTCAGTTTTACCTCAAGGATTTGGAATACTAGTTGAATCTACATCAACACTTAATACTTATACTTTCCACAGATTAGTTCCTAAAGCTACTGAAATAACAACAGTTGCAAGTAATATAACTAACATTGTAAATGCTGGTGCAAACGTAGCTGATATCAATAACTTTGCTGATATATACATTATATCTGCAAGCGAACCTTCACAAAGAAATGATGGTACATCTTTGCAAGAAGGTGACTTATGGTTTGATAGTTCTAACGATAACTTACAAGTTTATACTGGTAGTGCGTTTTCTATTATTACACCATCTCAATCAGTTTTAGATGACGTAGCTATTGTTTCTGGAGCTATAACATACTCAGAAGACTTAGGTCTTATTACTAGTGCTGTATCTACAGGTAGTTCTAATGGTTCTTTAGATATAGTTGCTGACGCAATAGAAGATGAAGTAACATTTACCGTTACCGCAGCTACTGGTAAATTTATTATTGATGGTGTAGATAAACCTGCATTAACTTTATATAAAGGTTGGACATATACATTTGATGTAAGCGATGCTTCTAATGCCACACATCCATTACGTTTTTCTAGTGGCGGTAGTGCATACAATACTGGTGTAGTTGTTACTGGAACACAAGGTCAAACAGGTGCAAAAGTACAACTTGTTGTACCTGAGTCACAGCCAACAAGTTTTATATACTACTGTACAAGCCACAGTGGAATGGGTAACACCATTACTGTTAAGAATGATCCTATTAAAACAGTATCTGACAACATAACTAGTATTAATACTGTTGCTTCAGATTTAACTGAAGGAACATCTGAGATAGATACAGTTGCAACTAATATCACAAATGTAAATAATGTTGGAAATAATATTTCTAACGTTAATGCTGTTCATAACAATGCGACAAACATTAATGCTGCTGTTTCTAATGCATCAAATATTAATACAGTTGCTGGCAGTATTACTAATGTGAACACAACTGCAAATAATATGGCACAGGTCCAGAACTTTGCAAATGTATATCGTATAGACAGTTCTGATCCCTCAACTAATAACGATGAAGGGGATCTTTATTTTAATACTACATCTAATGAATTAAGAGTATATAACGGTACTACTTGGCAAGGTGGTGTAACAGCTACTGGTAATTTAGCTGGATTAGGAGCTAACACATTTACTGGTAATATATCATTTTCTGGATCTCAAACTGTTGATGGCAGAGATGTTTCAGTAGACGGTACAAAGTTAGACACAATTGAGACTAATGCGACAGCAGATCAAACAGCTAGTGAAATAGTGTCTCTTATAAGTGGACAAACCATTGCACCCAGTGTTATAACTACAACAAACCTTACTCTAGATTTTGGCTCAATAACATAATGGCAAAATTATTAAAATTAAGAAGAGGTACAACATCACAACATAGTAGTTTTACTGGTGCAGAAGGTGAAGTTACTGTAGATACTGATAAAGAAACCCTTGTAGTCCATGACGGCAGTACAGCAGGTGGTCATCCAATAGCAGCAGAAGATATGGCTAATGTATCTAGTGCTGATATAGCTGGTAGACTATCTAACGACTCTATAGCAACAACTAAGATTGCTGCTGGAGCATTACCAACAGACGTAACCGTAGCTAGTGCAAACATAGTTGACGGAACTATTGTAAACGCAGACGTTAATGCATCTGCCGCAATAGCTGGTACAAAAATATCTCCTGATTTTGGATCTCAAAATATAGTTACAACAGGAACTATTACAACAGGAACTATTAATGGAGTTTTAGCAAGCGGTGTAACTGCAACAACACAAACCGCTTCTGATGCAACTACAAAAGTAGCCACAACAGCATTTGTGGGAACAGCGATAACAAATTTAATTGATTCTAGCCCTGCTGCATTAAATACACTTAATGAATTAGCAGCAGCTTTAGGTGATGATGCCAATTTTTCGACTACTGTTACCAACTCAATAGCAACTAAATTAGCTACAAATGGTGATGGTTCTAGTGTGACAAACTTAAACGCATCTAATATTGCATCTGGAACCATAGCAGCAGCTAGAGTTCCAACTCTTAACCAAAATACAACTGGTTCAGCAGCAACCTTAACAACAGCACGAACCATTGCAGGGGTTAGTTTTAATGGTTCTCAAAACATATCTCTTAATAATAATGCGATTACTAATGGTGCTGGATATACAACTTATACATCTAACCAAGCTACAAACACAAGTAGCAACGTTACTTTTGGAACAATAAACTGTTCTAGTCTTACATCTTCTGGTAACGTAACTGCATATTCTGACGCAACATTAAAAAAAGACGTATCTACTATCAATGATGCTTTAAGTATATGCGGTAAGTTGCGTGGTGTTACTTACAAATGGATAAGCAATGGTGAAACAGATATAGGTGTCATTGCACAAGAAGTAGAAGAAGTAGTACCAGAAGTAATAAAAGAAACTACAGATGGTATTAAAACAGTTGATTATGGAAGATTAGTTTCTGTTCTTATAAATGCAATAAACGAACTTACAGCACAGACGATTATTTTAACAAGTGAAGTAGACACACTTAAAGAACATAAACAAGATAAATAATGCCATTACAAAGTTCTGGAACAATCACTCTTGCTCAAATTGGATCAGAATTTGGCGACTCACAACCTCATTCTCTTTCTGAATTTTATGCTGGTGGTAGTGCAGGGGTAACATCAGGAGGTGCTCCTAACGTACCTTCTAGCGGAACTATATCTATGAGTCAGTTTTATAGTGCTGCTAATCAAATTACAGTAACTGCAAGTAATGGGCAAACAAATATTTCTCTTTCAAGTGCATTTGGATCTAACTGGTCATCAGCTATACCTAAAGTTTATAGTGTTCCAAGTGGTGTAAATGTTGGTGGTACTGGCGGTACTGCCGCTATAACTGCTAATTCTGGTATGGGAGGCACGTTAAATATTGTTGTTGCAGGAACTGTTTCTGGTACAGGTGGAACAGGTGGTGGCGGTGGTCATGGCGGTGCTTACTCTTGGAACTCTGGTGGTGATGCTGGAGGAGGTTCTAACGGAACAAATGGTGGTACTGCAATAGTTATTTCTACAAGTAACGTAACCGTTACAAATAGCGGTACCATTTCAGGTGGTGGCGGCGGCGGTGGTGGCGGCGGTGGTGGTGGTGCATTTAGAGTCGGTATATTTGGTATGTACCAAGGTGGTTCTGGTGGTACTGGTGGTAACGGTTTTGGTTGGAATCAAAGTCAATCAAACGGTGCTGGTGGTAACGGTGGTGGTAGTGGTAATAATGGTGGTGCTGGCGGTAACGGTGGTAGCGGTGGTCAAAATGGTAGTAGCGGTTCTGGAGGTTATAACCATCCACCTTCAGCTACTTACACTATACGTTCTCATGGTAAAGCTGGTGGTTCTGGAGGGTCGGCTGGAGCAGCTATTACTGGATCTTATACCTTATCGAATAGCGGAACAATTAATGGTTCAAGTTAATTAGTGGATATACCAGAGATTAATCTGCCTGATACAGATTATCTCGTACCACCTAGAACAATTTTTTATCCACCTGTGGCAGAGATTCCATATCTAGATCCAATTCTTTTACCGAGTCTGGAACAAGTTGAGTCGGGTCTGGGAGATCAGGGATCTTCTGCTGAAGAAGAAAAAGCATCTTCAACGGAGGGAGCGTTAGAACTAACACCAGAGACAATACCGACAACCCTGCCAATCCCCAAAGAAACTTTATCATCTGAATCTGTAGCTACTTTTAATATACCTTTTTTTGGAGAAATGCCTATACCTGCACCAGAGGTTATAGCGTCAAGTGTAATAGCAGCAGGTACAGCAAGCGTAGTAAGTGTGGCAGGTGGTATCGCCATGCAATCAGTATTAGCTTTTATCAAAAAAACATTTAAGAAAATATTTACTAAGGTTTTGAAGAAGGAGGTGAAGGATCTGCAAACAAAGAAGGATTAGCTTTTACATAACTTCGTATATTGATTACATCATTACAGATGTATGCGAACTTAGATTTAGGATTTATCATGTAGCCTGATGCGTGAAGCTGACTACACTTCAAGACTCTCACTAATTGTTTATCATGCACTTGCTTGTCTAGTTCTTCTATGGCTAAGTCTAGCTTTACTCTGGCTAAATCCGAACACGTTTCGTTATTAGTTCCGAGTGGGATCATAAATGACATCTGAAATCCCCATCCTTCATTGATACTATAAGTTTCACTACTAGGATTCTCTGCATCATTACCTGTATAGAAAGGTGTAAATGCCATAGTTGGTTGGCTACATACTAGATTTCCAAACTGCAACTTACCTGTCATTCCATTATTAACATTCATATTCTGATTGATAATACTTGAGTTACCAATCGCATTTGGTTGAGCCTGTACGTTTGTATCGCCTTCGGCTTTTGCTTTACTGACTAAAGACAGACAAAGAAGTGATAACGCTAGTAGTCGTAATCGCATCATTCTGAGTTATTGTTTCTAGTTTAGTTCCTGATGCTCTGGTAGTTATAGCTAACGACCAATCAGAAGTTACAGTTTTAGGAGTAAAAACTGCATCTGCGTGTGCTATACCACCACTAGAAGCACTCGTAACTTCTATGTTTGATGCTTCCCAACTAGACAGGGCAGATCCAAATTTTTCAGTTACTATGCTGCGAGTTATAGTCTGGGTTGTGTTCTCAGTTCTATTAGATGAACCAGTAGTCCACGTTGGAACTCCGTTTGCATAGCAAGGAGCAACTAAAAATAAACCTAGTAAGAGTAGTTTTTTCATTTGATACCAACTTTGTTTTTACTATTATCCACTATTTTAGGTGCTTTGCCATTTCCATTACTGTTACCCTTCTTACCAATAGACAAACCCAAAGAAGCTGTTGATGCCGAAAAAATCGAAGCTATAAAAGTTGGGTCAAAATCTACTATCTTTTTACCACTAGGCGGTTCCCAGTATGAAAGTGTTAATAAAGCTGCCGACCAAACCAAAATAGAAACTTTGACAATAGTTTCGACTCTGCTTGTCTCTTGTTCTTCCATAAAAAGTTAAGACTCTTGTCTAATACTAGCAAGTTAGCTATGTTTGGGAAGTAACACACAAAACTATGCTAAAAATACTAAAACCAGTATTACTAAAATTCTTTACTACGACTGCTGTGAAGAGGTTAGTGGTGGACTTGCTTCGGGCAATTTGTAAGCAGACCTCGAATACATTGGATGATCGTGCTGTGGATATGTTAGAGCAACAACTCTTCCCAAAGCTAAACTAATATGAACCATAAAGAATTTTTTGATATTCTTATTGGTAATCCTCCTCCCGAAGTAGAGCTTGAAATAGAAATAAAATGCAGAGAGGTAAAAGAATTACCTGATTTTGTTATCAAAGACTATTGTTGTGACCTTGTAAAACAAGTAAGACTGCAAGATATGTTGATTATGGCTGCTCTTGTTCGTATCTCTGAGGTAGAAACTAAAATTTATAGGTACGAAAAGAAGTTACATCAATACAAAAGACAAAGTAAATTAAGTCTTTTCAATACATTACGTCAAAAAATGTTTGGCAAATCGTTTAAAAAATGATTATATTAATCTAAAACGTAGTCTTTATGGATAAGAATTTTAAGATCCTAGAAAAGTTACACCTACTTCTAGCTAAAGAACTAACAGATAAGATTACAAGTGGTGAAGCAAAAGCAGGTGATCTAAACGTAGCGAGACAATTCCTAAAAGATAATGGTGTTGAGTGCTTACCTGTAGAAAAAAACCCTATGCAAGAACTGATGGAGAACTTACCAGACCTAGATGCTGTACCTGTAGCGGAGTTATAATCATGTCAAAAACTAGAAACTCTTTAAAAATTACTAACGGAAGCGTTATTTTTACAAAACCTTTATTACGTTTTGGTAAAAAAAATAAAAATAAATATCGCAAGTTACAACAACAGCAAAAACAAATAAATCCAATGGAATATAACAAGCAAGCGTATGGAGCT